AAAAAAGAGAAGAAGAAAGAGACTCAGTACTTGTTGGATGGAATCTCAGGGGGAGGAGTTTCTGCCAAAACTTCCTCGGGAGTCATATGATCACCACGCACACGACTGAGAAGGTAATTCTTGTCTATGCACAGGCCATACAATTCTTCAACATCGGCAACAGGACCGAGTTTCAAAAAGCGTTGTAAAACAAACTTGTCTTCCAAAAGAGCTCGCTTAACTCGAGAAATTCTCACATCAGGTGCTTTCTTCACTACAAATGCGTAGTAACTTCGCAACATGGCATGAGCAAATTCATTGACCCCCATAGTATCAAGAGTCAAACCAAGTATCTTGGCAGCATACATATCTGCGCTCAACATAGCAGACGCAGACGCATGCATTTTGAAAATATAATCTCGAGTAGGTCTGAAAGGCAAATAATTCTTACCTCTCTTTATTATGTATCGTTTGAGAAACACAATACTCTTGTCAGGATCCACAAGCTCCCCACGCTCATCAAAATCAACATCCAAACGTGACGACACACGATAAGCTCCAGGCTTAACCACCTGTCCACAACTTATCAAGAATTGCCGGAGACCTTCGGCATTCAAATAATCCTTAACCTCAGGGGCAAAGGAAGCAATTACATCATCACCTTGAACTTTAAATCTATAATGGCCATTCTTCCAGGCACCCCGGAGTTCCTTCCGACCCAAGGTACGTGCAGCATGATGTGGGTAAGCCGATAGGAGAATGCACAAGTGCATCGTGTTGTAATTGGACGTGTTGTAATCTCCAGAAAAGAGAGAGCCTACCACAAACCGAAAACCTCCTGGCCAGTTGACAGTGTGATAAGCCGTATGGTTGCACAGCCAATTGAAGAGACACAAAGTGAAAATTGCCTCAAAACTACCACCAGAGAGATCATAAACAGACATGCATATTGCCACGCAAATAGCAATGCTGTTGGCTGTGAACGACATATCCTTTCCAGAAATGTCAATACAACAATACTCCCAGCCTGGTAGACCACCCCGGAGGTACTTCCACAATTGTTCTGCGCCATTCCCGAACCAACGAAAACCAACAGCATAACACTCTCGATTCTTCATGTAGTCGTGAAACACCTCGGTCAACAATTTTGACACCAAATAGAGCATCATACACACAAGAAAGAAGAGTCGAACTTTCGAAGGATCTTCACCTGGTTGTCGAACCTCAACTTTAGCAGCCATTTTGTCCACTGGTTGAGGCAATTTATCAATCTCATTTTGAACCAGACGAATTCGAGCATTCTTGTTTCGAGACCGATCATTTTCATACACACGTCGAGCATCATCGACAATGACACCAAATACCATAGCAGTGTGCATGAAACAATCCCCCTTGGTGCGATTCGCATCACTTTGAACTTTACCTCCTCCATAATCCTCAGAGATCCTGGGAATATGTGTAAAACCCGCACTCTTATCTTCTGGGATGACCATAGAATAAATACGCCGC